AACGAGTGCGACTCCTGCGAATATATGGAGGGGGATGATTCCGATGTTGGCGAAGAAGATGAGTGCTATAGGGAGTTTGCTTTTAGATCCGGCTGTTCCTTTGGGGGGAGGTGGTCAGACAGTCACTTCTGAGCAAGAGAAGAAGCATATGCAACAAAGCATGGAAGAGAAGCAGATGACAGGCCCGGAGAGGAACTATCCTAACCCTGCGGATGATTCTACGAGTGACATGATGCGTAACATGGGCAACCGCATGATGAAGCTTTATGACAACACGAAAATGGGAAGGGGGATGTACTGATGCCGTATGCGAGTGAGAAGCAACGGAGGTGGATGCATTACAACCGCCCGGATATAGCAGAGCAGTGGGATATAAAAGAAAGGGCTTCTAGGAATGCGAGAAGGGGGCGTAAAGGAACGATTCTTACAGGGGCCACCACATATGGCCTTCCTCAATAAAAATGCGATAGCGTTCGATCTGAGGATTATCTGGATAACCTTTTAGAACTGGAAGCGAAGTATTGTGGAGTTAGCATTGAATGCCTTAAATCGATTCAGTACGGAGATCAGTGGGGTCAGAGGATCAAAGGCTTTTACGAAGACTACCATGCTTCACGCAAGAAGAAGAAAAGAAAGAAAGCAAAAAGACTGAGAGGGAACAAATACGTTAAGCTATGGAATACACAGACGTAAAAGAGCATTACGACAGAAAACGCTGGATTCCTTCTGGAAGAGAATGGTTCAAGACAAGACAGACTGTTCTTGAAGGATCTTCCGAAAAGATGCCCATCTTCCTCACTCCTGCAAGAAGGAAAGTAACAGGTGGATCTTGGACTGATCCTTACACTGGTATAAATACCAGTGATGTTGGTTCACTTCACATCGATCACACTGTAGCCCTTAGAGAGGCCTTTTCATCAGGAGGCTATGCTTGGAGTCCTGAAAAGAAGAAAAGATTTGCTCATTCCCTAAGAAAGGGTGAATTGAGGCCAATTGGTGCAGATGTCAATATTGAGAAAAGCTGGCATGATGTCTCTAAATGGCTTCCTAAGAAAGATCCGATCAAATATGCTCGTGAGACAGAAAAGATCAAACAGCGTTGGGGGTTGACTGCTGATCCCAAAGAAGCAAAATGGTATGAAACCCTGCTTGGTCGCAAAACAAAGCTAAAAGTCGGACCTGCGGTAGAAGAAACTTTTTATTGTCAGCGTTGTCATGGCAAAGGAACTACTCTCCTAACGAAATAATGGAACTCGCCCACATAAGATCCCCGAAAAGATTAAAGTTTATCGAAGAATACGTTACTCACGGCAATGCAGTACGTGCCGCAAGAGAAGCAGGTTACGATAGAGGTGATCCCATAAAACTGAAGAACCATGCAAAAACGCTAAAAAACAAATTAAAGCTCGAAATCGAAGCACAGTTCCGTGAGAAGATGGAAACTGGAGGCCCAAAAGCCTACAATGTCATGGAGGATCTTCTTAATTCGGAATCTGATAGTGTTCGATATAATGCCGCAAAGGATTTACTTGACAGAGCAGGGCATAAACCGATAGAAAGAGTGGAACATACTCACGAACACCGATCTGTTCAGGAAATGGAAGCCCATTTAATTGCTCTTGTTGGGGCTGATGGTGCAAAATTGCTTATGGGATCTATAAAAAGCAAAAATAACGATTCACCTCAGTTTTTGGAGAACTAATGGCTGAACTCATCTACACTTCAACAGGCAAAAGCGTTAATCTTGAGGAAAAGCCAAAGAAAAAGAAAAGAACAGGGACTTTAACAGGAGAACAGGCTAAAAAACGTCTAGTTCAACAAGCACAACTTACCGAAAAAGAAACAGAAGCCCATTTAAAACGCAGATCAGAGGTCAAAAGCGGAAAAAGGGTATCTCCTGACGTAAAAGGTACTCTTCAGCCCGGAGATAAGGGATTTTACAAAACAGGACCATCTGTTGATTGGGACTTTAAGACTTTTGGGACCGTTTCACTTCCGAAACAACCTCAGAATGTCAATGTACCTTCCGTTGACATTCATTCCTACCAAGAAGGCCAACTAGAGAGTCATTTAGCCAATAAAAAGGCTTTAGGAAGCCTATTGACTAAAAAAACGGATTCTCTTGTCAATATTACTACTCGCCAAATAGAAATTGGTCCCCATTCAAGCGTTGGAACCAGTATTAAAAAGAAAAAGCCAGTTGTTCAGACAAGTAGCGACTTTAAAACAAATTTGAATCTTAAAGCTCCAATTGCTGATACGTCTGAAAGGCCTGTTTTCTTAAGGGATAGACCTTTATTGCTTTCAACAGATGCAACTATGCCCAAAGACTCTAAAGAAGTCGCAATGAAGGCATCATTGGCAAAATTAAGAGATGAAGGAGGTGTACCTAAGTCAACAACCAGCTTTGCTCCAATCAAACCTTCAGAAGCTGGAACATTAAGGCAATATCTAAAAACGCAGGTTTCTCAACTTGCAAAGATGAAATCAGGAAAGCCTGTTGAGGGAAATTATGGAAGTCAGGCAATTAGGCATATAGAAAACCGAATAGTTAATTATATATCTAAAGGCAATGAATACGTAGATATACCTATAGAAGGTTTTAATAGAAAGATACGTGGCACTAAAATGGCTCATCTGTTAGCTGAAGCCGCTTTCAATGATCCTGACATTCAAAGCCAAATGAACCCTGCTGATAAAAAGCTTTTTGGAGAGTTTGGAGGAAAAGGTAAAGCAGGTTTTGCAGGGAAATCTGGCAAAACACAGTATATTTCTGAACATTGGGCATCACCTTTTGGAAGAGATAGAAGTCAGGTTGCAACAGAACTTTATTCTTTAGATGAAGAAAAAGCTGTTCCTTTAGCTTCAGGTAGCAAATTCAGGCCATCAGATAAAAATCCCCAAGGTGCTTTTAACACAATAAGAGGGGCAACTACTGGTGTAGAGTTAAGTCCTAATCCTCGATTAATCGTTAAAAATCCCGGAGCAAGGTTATCACGTTCTGTAGATAATCTTGTTATGTATGGAACAAGTCCTTTGTCATCAGAACAATTTACGTTGGGTTATCAAATACATACTGAAGCTCCATCTTCTAGTGGAGAATTACATGGAACTTATTCAGGTGAAGGGGCTACTTATGAATCGCCTCCACATCACACAGAAGTAGACGGAAAGATTCTTCATACCGAACCAACTCAAACTAAATTATCTGGGCATTCTGGAGCACTTCAGTGGACCCCTCAGACAGACTTAACTGCTGGAGTCTCCAGATCCCAATTAAAACATTATTATCCTAAAGGCACTGTTCTTACAGTTACATCTCCTAATAAAAAAGTACCATTAGGAACAATGAGTAAAACTGGTCATTTTATTCCTATTGGTCTTAAAGGTGATACAAAGAAAAGAATCCTTGCACCAACAGAGGTTCAGTCTCCTGAATGGAAAACAGTAATGCAGTTATCAGCAGGTTCAGGTCTTTATGGGCAAGATGTCCCAGAAGGCTATTTGTATGATGATCCTCAAGCACGTGCTGTCCAATCTGCAACTGGATCTGAAATAGATGCTCCACATCGTACAGGGATAGATATTGAAGAAAGAGGATTAACTTTTTCAGGACTAGCTACACAAACAAAAGAAGGTAGAATAGCCGATCCTGCACGTACTGGTGTTGTTGATATGGAAGCAAAACAACTCATGGAACTAGATATTCTTGATTTAAATGCTGAAGATTCCCGATTGCGTAAACAGCAAGAATTGAATCAGAAGATTATGCATCAAGGGAATGTCATTACAGGCCAAACTGAAGAATTTAACCCTGCAAAAAGAGATGAGTTGAAAAAAACATTAATAAAAGATGGTGCGAAAATATCTCATGGAGATAGGCAACACAGCACTTATATCGATGAAGGGAAAGCACGTAGAAAAGAAATTAAATCTTACGATACTTCCGCAGAAAGAGGTGGAACAAGAAGAGATTCAGCAGATTTAGAAGGCCAAGAAAGAGCATGGGTTAGAGTTAAAGACAAAAAAGGCCAAGAAAATTGGAAATATCAAAAAATCACTGAGAAACATTTCCAAAAAGGAGATGGGAAAATAGATTACGAAAGACACCAAAGTTTCAAAAAGGTTGCTAGTGCAATCAAAAAGAAGAATGTAGAAATAGAATTAGCCAATGTAAAAGAAGGCAAACCTGCGGATCAAGGCAAGAAAACTTTCTATCAATCAGAAGAAGGTAAATTCCATGTTATGGACGTTAAGGAAGCATTTGAACGAAGAAAAGGAACTTTTAAAAGGCTAACTCCGCAAATAACTGGATACAACAGGCAAGGCACGTTAGTTACGTCAACTGCTCCACATGTCCAAGGCAATGTTGCAACAACTGGCAAAATAAAAGAGACACAAGCTAAAGCACAACAAAAATGGGGTGAAGGATCGCTAAGAAGCAAACTGAAGTTTGGAACAAACCTATTTGTTCTTCCTGATGTTATCCATGCACTAAGAGTTAAAAAAGATACAGAAAAAACAGGTAAGGAATTTAACATAGGTTCTTTTATTCCTCCTTATGCAAGAAAAATTGTTTATGGTAAGCAAATACCTAGATCATGAGTAATACGAAGGCTCTTGAAGAAGCCATTGCACTTGCAGAGGCAATACAAGAGAAAAAAGATACTAATAAAGTTCTATATTATGAACCTTATGAATATCAGCATAAATTTCATGAAGCTCGTGATTCAGGAGGAAGGTTAGCAAGGCAACGTCTTTTAATGGCGGCAAACAAGGTTGGAAAAACCTATTCAGGAGCAATGGAATTAACAATGCATGCTCTTGGAGATGCTTATCCCGATTGGTGGAAAGGTGCTAGATTTACAAAGCCTATCAAGGCATGGGCGGCAGGAAATACATCTAATAATACTAGAGATATAGTACAAGCAGAACTACTAGGAGAACCCGGAGATGAAGAAGATTTTGGACACGGAACTATACCAAAAGATAGGATTGTGGGCTTTGAACGTGCTCCCGGAATCCCAAAGGCTTATCAATCAGTTCTTGTCAAACATTCGTCAGGTAAAAACTCAAAAATCTGGTTCAAGTCCTACGAACAAGG